GATCATGGTATGAGTCATTGGTTTGGTGAAAATTTCCAAGAATATGGTAATTACAAGGATAATCCTTTCTGGAACTACAAACTTGGTGATATTGCTGTTTCAGACCATGTTCTTCTGAATTTTTTCTCAGATAGAATGTCCAAGATGGAACTCAAGAGAATGTCTCATTATGTTGCTACCATAACTCTGCAAATGAATGGTTGTGATTACAATCATTATGATGGTTCTCATGCATTGAGTGATTATATGGATGCCCGTGGTCATGAATTTTATTACAGTATGACACGTTATCCAAGTCACTTGAACTTGGGCGGAACTCCTCTGAATGGAGCTATTGCTACTCTTTCTTCACTGGTTCCAAAGTATCGTAAGAGTAACAACATTCAAAACTTGAATGTGGTTGTTGTCTCTGATGGTGCATCAAATGATGATGGTGGATCATTGACAGAAGTTGATCAAATGGAATATGATAGACATACTTACAAGAAATATGCTACTGGTAAAAGAGTCTATCAATCTATTAGACCAGAATGGAGTGCTGTAAAACACTATGTTGATCCTGTCACCAAGAAACAGTACAAGTTGGTTGGTAGGGACAGTGCTTCTCAGACTGAAGCTCATCTCAAGATTCTGAAAGATAGAACTGGTTGTAATGTAGTTGGATTCTATCTTGCCCGTTCCACTAAAAATGGAAGTATCGGTGTGAATGATTTGCGTTGGTTATTTCCAAATCAAAATCTTGATACAGTACGTGCTGAGATTCGTAAGAACAAGGTTGCCATTGCTGATTCCTTTGGGTACGATGATTATTATGTCATTCCTTCTGGAAATATGGCTATAGAAGATGACCAGTTGGAAGTCAATTCTGAAATGACCAAAGGTAGAATGGCAAAGGCATTTGCAAAGCACATGAGAGGCAAGACTTTGAATCGAGTCCTTCTCAATAAATTCGTTGAGAAAATTGCATAAAAGACTTGACACTTGTGTTCAGATGAGTAATAATAAGGTTGAACAATTGAGAAAGGGGATATTCCCCTTTCATAACTCCCAAACGGAGATTTTATTATGGCATTAACAACTAAACAGTTAGAGAGTTTAGAAGCGTTTCGTTCCTTTGTAGGTTCAGACGAATTTACCAGAGGTGATATCTGTAAATTTACAGATACCAAGGAACACAAACGCTTAGGTGTTCTTCGTCCTTGGTTTTTATTAACTGATGAGAATAAAATTGACAGAGGGATTTATAAATTCCCTTCAGCAAATTCTAGTGAAACTCCGTGTGAGGTTCACCAGATTACTCCTGCAGCCTTAGTTGAGAAGGCCAAAGAAGTTACTGTTCCTGTAACAAATCTTATGATGAGTACCGATATTGAAAGAATGATTCCTGAGACTTTCAAAGGATATGTCTCTTGGGGCCATCATAAAGATGTCAAGAATATCATCAAATCAAAGATATTCTACCCAATGTTCATTACTGGTTTATCTGGTAATGGTAAGACTCTCATGGTTCAGCAGACTTGTGCTGAGTTGAAACGTGAAATGGTTCGTGTCAATATTACCATTGAAACCGATGAGGATGATCTTATCGGTGGATTTCGTTTGGTTGATGGGGAAACCAAGTTTAATCTTGGCCCAGTCGCAATGGCGATGGAAAAGGGTGCAGTTCTTCTCTTAGATGAGATTGACCTTGCATCTAACAAGATCATGTGTCTCCAACCAGTTCTTGAAGGTAATGGTATTTACATCAAGAAGATCAACCGATATATCAAACCTGCGCCTGGGTTTACAGTCATTGCAACTGCAAACACAAAAGGTAAGGGTTCAGATGATGGTCGGTTTATTGGGACTAACATCCTGAACGAAGCCTTCTTGGAAAGGTTTCCTGTAACAATGGAACAACCATATCCTGCCACCACAACTGAGAGAAAGATGGTTCTCGGTTCAATGGAAAAGTATGGTAAAGTCGATGAGGAATTTGCCACACGTTTGGTAACGTGGGCAGAAGTGATTCGTAAATCCTTCTATGATGGTGCAGTTGATGAGTTGATTTCAACTCGCCGTTTGGATCACATCGTCAAGGCGTTCGCCATTTTCGGTGATCGCATGAAGGCGATTGAGTTGTGTGTCAATCGTTTTGATGAGGATACCAAAGCCTCATTCTTGGATTTGTATTCCAAGGTGGATGAGGATGTCAAGGTTCCTATGGGATTAGAAGAAGTATCTGAGGAAAAATCTGAAGATGAATCCAATGTACCTTTCTAATCGTATAAATAGTATTAGGAGTCTGGAATCGGTCTGGACTCCTATTTTCGTATCGCCTTCGGGGATACATTTTTATTAATCTTGCTTAATAGGAGATAACTATGGTTATGCAAGCTCAATTTGATCCGTTCAGGATCGCTAAATTCGGTATCGGTTTTGATACCACAATAGATCGGATTACATCTGATTTCTTTACTGATTCCTTTCAAGGAACTCAAAATTTCCCCCCATACAATATAATTAAACGTGATGGTCTAACTTATGACATTGAAATGGCAGTTGCTGGATTTGCAGAAGAAGATCTAGATATAGAATATGCCGACAATGTTTTAACTGTATCATCCAAAAACAGTGACCCTTTCAAAGATAGCAAAGAACCTGAGTATGTTCACAAAGGTATTTCTGCTAGACAATTCACTAAAAAGTTCTCTCTGGCTGATGATGTCATTGTGAATGATGCATCCATGAAAAATGGAATGTTGACAATCTCAATGGAAAAAGTCGTACCAGAAGGTAAAAAGAAACGATCAATAAAGATAGTTTCTGAATAAATTTTGGGGGCTTATGCCCCCTTTTTGACTTGACTTTTATAATTTATTATTATATACTTTGTCTATGGATTTAGAATTTAAATATGAATTAGTTCCTCAAGTTGTGGAATCTAATGTAGATGAATTTCTTGCCCCAGAGGGATCTGTTGGTTTTATTTACCTCTGGACAAATCTTACCACTGGTGAGTGGTATCTAGGAAAACGAAATGGCCCTACTAAGTCAGGCTATTTGTTTTCATCCAAGCAGGATCGCTTTTTGAGTGATTTTGTAAACCCCAAATATAAATGGAGCTATAATATTATGGAATACGTTACAACCAATGTAAATGATTTAACAAATTTGGAAGCTGATATGTTGACAGAAAAAAACGCTCAAAACGAGAAACAGTCTTACAATAAGTCTAATGGCATCAGAGTAAATACTGGAGAACCTAATCTCAAGAAGGTATTGCTCTTGGCCAGTCGAATCAAGAATTTTGAATTTCCAATTCAAGAAAAGGTTCAAATCAAAGATTTGATGCAGATGATTAAGGATTTAAAGCGTGTCCAATCAAGGCGCAAAGATCTAAATGATAAGATAAAAGAAATTACTGAATGGATCAATGACGCTGGGGGGATAACAGACCCTACTCCAGAACTAGGTATAGTTGGGTGTGATCCTGTAGTTATGTTACATAATACAGTTTTTAAGGGTAAATTCTACGAGGAACTTATAGTTGATGGTAGTACAACTACACAAGGAGCTTACAAAGCAGACAAAGCTGTATACCTGAGAGTACAGGATGTTCCAGCAGAAGAGACAGCAGATTTCACTGATGATGAACTAGTGATGTTAGGCAACGCTCTTAATGCTCCAGAGAAGAAGAGAAAAAATCCTAACACAAAAGATGATTTTTACGATCATGTATTACAGTCATACTACAATGGTCATGATGTAAAATCTGATACTAATGTTCAAACTGGAAAACAGATTCATTGTCTTGGTATGAAATCTATAAACAACGTATTCAAAGATGTAATTAATGATGTTGCAAAGAAAAAACGCTGGGCAGCGAGCGGTGAAACTTTCTGTGACTATGATACTCCTGCTTACAAAGATAGGTTAGTTAAAGCTGTTAGGAAAGCAAATAGTTTGCATGGGGTTTATTGCATTGATGCTAAAACCTCATACTACAAAGTAGATAGGACTTTACAAGTCCTTAAAGATCTTCTAATCCAGAAAGAAGAAGATCCGTCTTTTGTTTGTAACGAGTTGAGAATCATGCTTTGGCACAAAGATCCTGAGACTGAAGAATACTGGAATGAGAAGAATAGGAATGATCGTGAGGCTGAAAACAAATATGTTTTCAATCAAACTGGAATCAAAGTTATATTCAAGTACATGGAAACTTGGGATAGTACAGAACAAGATAGTGAATCTACTCTGCCTGTCTAGATTATGATTGAATATAAATTCAATGAGGGTTCCATCCTCAAACAAATCCAGAAGTATATTGATGGTACTTATGACCAACATTATGCTTCTGGTAAAATCCAATCTACGGAGTTTATCATAGACGCTGGGCATGGTGAAGGGTTTGCCCTAGGTAATATTATCAAGTATGCCCAGCGTTATGGTAAGAAGAATGGATTTAATCGTAACGACTTGATGAAAGTCATTCATTATGCAATAATTGCTTTATCAATCCATGAAA